GAGAAACGGACAATCACAGCCCCTCTGTTCAACCGTGAAGCACTCTTGCCGGGGATGGATATTTCCCGCGTGACCCCCGCTCTCATCAGCAAGGGGATAGTGCTACGCACACAGGGTATTCGCGCTCTTCTCTCTGGCACCGGCCTGTCCCACGACGCCAAGCTGATCCGGTGCGGCAGCCAGTGGTACGTGGGTGATGCACACATGGGGCAGGTGGCGCAGATGACCCCGCTTGAGAAGTGGGAGGACGATATGCGCCGGGGTAAGGCTCGCGTAGTGGTGTACCGACCTATTGGAGTGACGCCGGAGAGAATGGCGCTGTCCGCGTGGTACTGGCAGACGGAGATTTCCGGCCAGAAAATGTACGACGCCAAGGCTATCCGCCACCTGCTGTTCTTCTACGCCGCTGCCGAGCTGCTCAACGTCCGGCTTGGTGACGAGGATCGTCTATACTGCACGGAGAGTTTGAAAGAGGCAGACGTGCGGGGTGGCGGTTACGATCCATACCGCAAGCCAAACGGCTTCGAGAAGGTCAACCCAACGCCAGGAACGACCAGAAACCGGATTGTTGGGAAGAACGGCTGGCGGACGTTTGAGGTGGTTAAGAGCGCTTTGACGGAGGCTGGACGGCAGTATGCTGTGCCGCTTGCAGTTGACTCTTGCGGCTAGATCACGTAATATGAAATTGGTCCGCAAGTTGTTTGCGGGTTAGGAGTTCACATGAGAAAGAAACTGATTCTTGGCGCGGTTCTGGCATCGGTTCTTGCGTTTGGTACGCTCGCTTTTGGCGAGACGGACTACCCCAGCAAGCGGCTGTTGGAACGGGCCATCAACCGACTCGACGCGATCACGGCCACGCTGGCCGATCTTGAAGCGGCGGTCGCGTTGATCCCGACCGCCAGCTGATTAGGATTTTCGGAGACCTGACCGTGGCGGCGGACAGAGACAAGAAGTCTGTGGTCGAAAGGACCGCAGAGTTTCTGTCTCGTTCCATCCAGGCTCCGGCCGTCGTGGAGAACCCCGAGACGGGCGAAGTATACATCGAGCCCGCAAAGTATCTGTTCGAAGGAGAATACGCGGAGGAGTTCGAGCGCATCGCGCGCGGAGCCTCCGCCGCATCCGGAATCGTCCCTACGCCGGAGGACCTGACGGCGCAGGTGATGGCCCAGATGCAGGCCGCACAGGAGCAACAGGCCCAGGCAGCCGGATAGTCCGGTGCCCGAAGGGGCTCCAGCGATAGCGCAGTACCGCAAGCGCCATGGGCTCTTGTGGACGAAAGGTATGGTCGATCCGATGATCGACCTTGTTTTGTGGCAGCGGTTCCGCAAGCCGCCATACTGCCACGCCAGCATCCCGAACGGCAATCCTCACGAGCTGTTCATGTCGGCCACCCGTACGTTATTCAGTAAGAGGCAGCTCGCGTGGCATCGGTGGGCTGAGCGCATGATTCATTCGTATACGGACACGGAGGGCTTTCTTGTCTGGCTCGGGGCCGGATCTTCCGGGAAGTCGCATATCGCCGGGTTGGCCCTCCTACTGGACTATGTCGCCTCTTTCAATGCGGCTGCTGACGACGACGATCCGAGCGAGTATCCCGGCAATCTTTACGGGATGATGGTGTCGACTGGGAAGGAGGCACTTTCCAAGCGTTCTCTAGCCTCAGCGGTCGAGTATCTAGGCTACCTTCGCGCCGGGCCTTATGGAGTCCCGTTCAAGTTCTTGTCCCAGAAGTTCGCGATCGTCCCTGAGACCGTGAGCGACGAGAACGTCGCCAGCTTTAAGGCCCGTCTCGATGGTGTGGCGCTGGCGGAGGGGTCGGAAGTGGAGTCTCGAGGCCGGGTCATTGGCGTGCATTTACCCCGCATACGCGTGGTGGCGGATGAGTATGAGAACCTGCGGGAGGGTCGCGCGAACTCGCTCTTGACCGCGCAAGACAATCTGCAGGCCGGGTGCTCGGACTACAAAGCGGTGTTCCTCTCCAATCCGCAGGGCCGGGAGCTTCCCTGCTCGCGTCTAGCTGCACCGAACGGAGGGTGGGACGTCCTCGATCTGGACAGCTACGAGTGGGCCTCCGCCTCAGGCGCCAAGGTCCTGCGTTTCGATGGTCTCGATTCACCCGGGCGGGAAGAGCCCAAGCGCCTGCCGTTTTTGCCTACCGACAAGTATTTGGACGGCTTGCGTTCACAGCACGGCGGGGAGGATTCCCCCGGGTTCTGGGCCTTTGCCCGCGCGTTCCCGCCTCCCGACTTGGGCGCGCAGACCATCATCACCCGGGAGATGGTGAACGCGTGGGGCATGCTGCTTCCGGTCCAATGGGACCGCATGCCCGATGTGTTCGCTTCGCTTGACCCGGCGTTCACGTCTGATGGCGACGAGTGTGTGCTGGAGCGTTTTTGGGTGGGGCGGGAGGCCGGGACATCGCGTGCGGTGATCGCCTTCGACCCCGAGCCATATGTCATCCCGATCAGTGCGTCGTCTGATGTCCCTGTCTTGCAGCAGATTGGGAAAGCGGCCCGGGACAAGCTGCTGGAGTGGGGCGTGCCGCCCGAGCGCGTCGCGGTCGACGATTCCGGCACCCAGAGCGTGGCCGACTATCTCGAAATTATTTACGGCAGAGGGGTTTACCGCTGCAACTACGCGGCTAAGCCCCCAAGTCTCCAAGCGACGATCGACGGAGCGACCACGGTGGACAAGCGGTATAGGAACACCATAACCTGGCTGCTGTACAATTTCCATGAGTACGCCCAGTTCGGGCAGATACGGAGCCTTCCGCAGAAGGCCGCCGACGAGCTGTGCCGACGCCAGTTGGATCGGCGGCTGAAGGGGCTGTTGATCGCGGAGACCAAGACGGCGTACAAGAAGAGGATGCGCGATGGGCGCTCTCCGGATACTGGTGACGCATGTGTGATGGGCGCTGGGATGCTTCGAGATCGGTTTCGTTTGATTCCGGGGGAGAACGCCTGGAGCGGACCGGGGTTCTACTCGGAGGATGATGCTCTGCCTGACGACGACTCCATGGGCGCTTTGGCGAGAGAGTTCAACTCGATGGAGCAGCTCGAATCGCGGGGGAGGTATCGTTGACTTTGGCGTGTTGGCGTGCGATAGTAGAGGTTGGGTCATCGGTTGTCGGTGGCGCCACATAAAATACAGGAGACCTGGAACATGAGCGAAGAAAAAACCACAGTTGCCCCGTTGACGGAGAAGCAGGTGGCCGAGGCGCATGCAAACGCCATTGGCTGCATCGAGGCCGCCGACCAGGCCGTCCGCAAGCTGCTGATGCTGGTGCCCAAGGACGAGAAGACCGGACGCCCTCAGCTGACCCCGGAGCTGGCGCGGTCGGCGTCGCGGATTGGAGACTTCCTTTCCGATACGCGGCTGCACTTGCTGGTGGTCGGCCAGAGCGTGATGGGGTTCACCGAAGAGGCCCGCGAGATGGCGATCGAGATGATGAAGAAGCAGAACGGCGGCGAGATGCCCGCGCCCGACTTTACGCCCAAGCCGGAGACTCCGAATGCCGAAGAGTAAGCCGAGCAAAGCTGCGAAGCCCGCGCTCCCCAAGGAGCCGCGGCTTCGCTGTCCGATCACCGGCGAGAAGTTCCGGTTCGCCAAGGTTCATGGGAAGTGGATCGCGATGACGTCGCTGTACACGACCCGGATGTACGAGTTCAAGGACACGCTGCTGTACATGCTGTCCCACACCGACGGCAAGGCGCCGGACTATCCGAGACCCGGGATTGAAGTGATTCGGTATGAGAACGAGCCGCCCGACCCGAAGGAGTACGTGGGCCCGGCCTACTGAGGAGAGAGATGATGAAGAGACCCGTATTGTGGATGTCGCTGTTGGGCCTGCTGTGCGGGTCTCTCGCCTTCGGGCAGTCAAAGGTGCCTGCAGAACTTGTGGACGTTGATTCGGACGGCTTTAGTTCGCTGCTGTCTACCCCCACCAGCGGGTACTCTTCAACAAATCGGGCCTATGAGTCCGTGCAGCACGTGCTCACGTGGATTGACAACAACTGGGAGGCTACCACCCCGGGAAGTGGAGCCGCCGGGGTTTCCTCTATCAACTCTTTAACTGGGGGGGTCACCCTGGCTGCTGGGACTAACGTTACAATTACCCCGAGCGGACAGACATTGACTATTAGTTCCTATGGCTCTGGCGGGCTGACACCAGAGGGCTGGGAAGTAATCACAAACGACTTCGTAACTCTACACGAGTATCTGATGGGGGCCCCGTATGCACAGGAGATACCAACTTCGACTTCCTTGGTTGGTGTTCTGCAGATCAACCAAGGCACAACCCAGACCAACTTCATACGCATCAATACTAACACCTACTTAACGACAAACTTGTTCTGGGCCATTGCGGACTTCAATGGTTTCAACGACCCGGATGCCGGGTGGACGGCGGGGCAGAGGAGCACGTGGAGTAACTGGATTAACGCCTACATACAAATGGATGCCAACTATGTTGACTTGCCTTCACTCGGCGAGCTGGAATCCCCCGGGATTTCGGGGTACGTCAGTAACTACGTATACGGGCTCGGGTTCGACCCGGCGGCCTGGGACGCCTTCGTCGCGGGAACCTACACCAACGATCTGATCATCCAGACCCTTTGGAACGACTACCTGATCCCGGCCATGGCGACGAACAACGGGATCATACGAACGAATGCGCTGGCCCACAATTACAACTTCGCGAATCCGACAGGCGTGTTCGTATCTACGTTGTGGAACGTGATTAGTGCCTTCACGCCTGAAGGCGAGACGCCGTTGTACACCAACCAGGCCGGGTTCGCTTCGGCTATATCGAACGCCACCTGGCATGCCCTGACCAACACCGCTATGGCCCCTGCCATGACCCAGCTGGCGAACCTGACAAACTTAGGAAGCCAGGTGTTCACGTATGTCTCGAATATCGTAATGGGCGTCGAGTTTTCTGAGTATTTGGATTTTAATTTAGGTAATATATCCAATGACGTGAACATGCTGGAGGCTTGGATAAACGGCGGCCCGTGGACGAACAGTCTGGGGTCCAACGGGACATTCTACGTGGACCAAGAACCGTGGGCCCTGCAACCGCTGATCAACACAAATTTCGCTGTGGTTTCCAGCAACTTCAACACGCTGAATTATAACTTCCAGCTGACCTCGAACGCCTTTATCGGCCTGGCCTCTGGGCTGGGGGTGCACAGCAGCGCTGCGACGGGTACCACGGAGTACGCGACCTACACAAACATGCTTGCCTATCTATCTCTGTATGAAGAGGCTTCTACGAATTTTGCCTCGCTGGGCGCCCTGCCTTCATTCACATTCCCCGACTTGCTCACTCCTATGCCGACCAACATAATCGGCGCAACACAGGTAGGGCGGGAGTGGCTGTTGGACAGCTACAATACAAACATCTACCTATTCTACATGTTTGCAGACGGTTATAGTAACGGCAATAGACACATAACCAAGGACTACTACACTAATGGCTACTTGTTGTACTCAAACCACCTGACTGCGGTCGGCGTCCCCGCAACGAATATCAACAGAAACGGCACTTTTGTGGGACTGTGTTGGGTCGCAGCCACAAACGACATAGTTGATCCGGGCGGGTGGTACGACTCAGATATAGCAAGCACAAACTACGGGAGCATCACCATCCCACGAGACGGTGTGTATGAGTTCCAATTCTCCTGGTACGGCGGAAGGGCTTCCGGTACCAGTAATTTCTATACCCACGTGGCGATGTACGATCCAGTAGCCAAAGGCCTGTATACCTATGGCACCCCCGCATCCGCTAAAAATTCTTATGGGCTAAACCAGTGGACCCACCTGTCCTATGAGGGCGAGGGCCGCACGCTGATACCCTGCTACAGGATTTTACCGAGTTTTCCGAATGGCGTTACCGGCGACAGCACTGACTATCGCATAGATTGGGCAGGCGTCCGCGTGCGGTATGTCGGGGCGCCAGACTCCAAACTCTACGCGCCGTTCAGCTCAGAAGCACTACCCTAAACAGGAGATCGATATGATGTTAAAAATTACACTAGTTGTTTCATTTTTGGTTTGTTTTGCCAGAGGGGCTTCCGCGCAGACACTATCTCAGTACGCCGCACACTTGGAGGAACGCGGGCTTGACTCCGCTCTCATTATTGAGAGCGGGTTGATCTCTTCCGGAGGGGAAGCGGTCGCCATCCCGGGCGGGGGCTCGACCGATGCAATATGGAACTACAGTCTCGGACCAAAGCCGGAGGCATCTGAGCTGATGCCGGACGACGACGCACAGGCATACGTCGCCGCTGCCATGGCCACACGGGAAGCGGCACGGCAGTCGGCCAAGCCGGAGGCCCGGAAAGTTCTCGAGAACAAGTATCTCGCTTTGATCGGCGCTCTCCCCGGCGACCCAGTCCCCCAGACCCCAAGTCTCGAAGAGGCCAAGGCCCTGGTGGACGAGCGGCTCGGAGTGGCGCTGGCTGCGAAGTACCGTGAGCTGCTCTCGGGGCTGGATCTCGAGTTGTCCCGGTATTCGACGACTTGGTGGGACGACGCGGCGAGACACGACGAGACCGACGTGCCCGCGGAGTTCCTGGAAGCGTTGGCAATGACGGACGGAGAGGCCCGGCAGGCCCAGGCGTTGTCCAGCTCCATAGCGCTCGTGGTGGACGACACCGGAGAGGTGACAGGGACTGCTCGCGTGCTGGTCAGCACCGACGGGGTGCCCGTCGTGGTGTCCGACTCGGCCAGTCCGGTTGTCCCGATTGAGGACCAGATCGCCGCGTTCCTTCAGCGGCTGCCGGCGGAGCGCGCCCGCACTCGTGCGTTGCAGCGTTCCTTGGCGGCGTCTATTCCCACGAACGCGGTGCTTGAGGACATTGAAGATTTGGCTGCAGCGTTCCCCCGGTGGGAGGACAACGTTGGGCGGCAGGTCCATCCCGGCGAGTTCTACACCTACGACGGCACGGACGTCTACCGCGTCATTCAGGGGCACGTAACGCAAGCCGACTGGTCGCCCCCGCTCGTGCCCGCGCTGTTCCTGTATCTCCCGCCCGCCGGCCCGAGCGGGTGCCCTCCGTTTGTGCAGCCCACCGGCGCGCACGACGCCTACGCGATCGGGGATTGTGTAGAGTTCGAAGGCGCGAACTACGTGAGTCTGATCGACGCCAACGCCTACAGCCCGTCGGCGTACCCCGCCGGATGGGAGCTGCAGGAGTAGCCCGATGCCCAAGTCCCTACAGCGCTTTCGTACCCCATACGCGGTGCCGCCCGGGCGCCGGTGGTTCTACCAGGTACCCGGAGGCAAGTTCG